TTTCGTGCCGGTCTTTAGCGACGGCACTAACTGGATCGTCGGCTGATGGCGTCCTTTCTGAACTTCGCTTCCGACCCAACCATGGACACGCTTTCTGTCACACTGACCAACACCCGCGCTATTGACGGGTTGATTTTTGCCGCCAATTCTGCTGGCATGACACCAGAAGCCTACGCTGAACGACTCCTAACCACAGAAGGTCATCGCTTTGCCGATGCCAACAGCTACGGCATTGTGACAAGTGCAGGATTCTTTGCACGTTTCACACCAACTGAATACGCAACTATTCTTGCAGCGTCTATCGATACGGTAGAAGTGCCAGAGAAGATTGGCGGCCTAGCAACTGAAGAACAATACGCTGCATATCAAGCGGCAGTTCTTGAGTATTCAATGCTCGAAGACCCTACCGCTGAAGAAACTGCAACGTATGAAGCAGCGCTTGGAGCGTATCAACTAGCTACCACTGCTGAAAATCAAACCGAGGTTGATGCCGCTGAAGCGCAGAACGCAGCCGCTAATGCAGTCAAAGCATTACTTGATGAACTAACAGCAGCAGAGAAAGTTGCACTCGATGATCAACGTGTGGCTGATGGTCTCGCGTTGCTGGTTAACATGCAACTACTTGCTGCCTCACGACCAGCTGAGATCACGTCTTATGAGCGTCCTTTCCCAGGAGGTGAGTGATGACTCTCGTTTGGGAATCAGGCATTACTCTGCAGCACCCTGACAACAATGACCCGTTGTTGGATCTTAATACCCAGCCAAGTCTTGACCTGCAATTTGCAACCAGTAAGACACTAGATGATCGGGTTAGCGGGTTACCATTAGTCAATCATCAACGTGATGCTAGTAGCGGCAAAAGTGCAGGGACGTATGTCGGTAGTGATGGGTTGATTAAGAACAGTCCGGCTAATTTGCTTACATACAGTGAGCAGTTTGATCAGTGGGATGTAGGTTCAAACACAACCATTACGACTAATGCTATTGCTGCACCTGATGGGTCAATGACGGCAGACAGGATTGAGTTACCCGCTAGTGGTGGCACTTATGTACAGCAAACCAATGCAATCACAGCAGGGGCTGAATATACAGGATCAGTCTGGGTTAAAGCAGTTACACCTGGTGTTAATAATCAATTTAACCTTCAATATGGCGGGGATTCAGTTTCATCTACGGCGTTTACTGCTACAGGTGATTGGCAGAGAATTTCATCAACAGTTACGGCAGCCCTTGGCGGTAGTTTTAGCATAAACAACCGACCAGATACTTATATCACTGACGTCTACGTCTGGGGAGCCCAACTACAAGAAGGTGCTCTAACAGACTACATCCCCACTACAACAACAGCTACTGGTGCTCCACGCTTCGACCATGACCCCGTGACTGGTGAGTCCTTGGGGTTGTTGATTGAAGAGAGTAGGACTAACTTTTTCCTTAACAGCCAGCCAACTAATGCTAACTGGTCTCAATACAATACTGCAACTATTACTGATAATCAAGCAACAGGACCAGATGGTGTTGCTAATAGTGCTTCCCTAGTAGCATTCCCCGCTACTGGTGGAACTATACCAATTATTGGTACAAGTGCATCTGGTGCTTCTGGGACAGTTACCGTTTCTGCATACGTTCGTGCTGTTACCAATACAGTTAGTATCCAAATTGGAACAAACCTTTCTTATAGTGCATCACAAAGCGTAGGTACTTCTTGGACTAGAATTAGTTTTACAACGTCTGTAGTAGGTACATCTGCAGGGCTTAGAAGTGGTGACGTAAATAGTGTTCAAAACTTCTACATCTGGGGAGCCCAAGGTGAAATAGGCTCCTTCCCCACCTCCTACATCCCCACCACCTCCTCCACCGTCACCCGTGCAGCTGATGTTGCAAGTATCACGGGAAGTAATTTTAGTTCGTGGTATCGGCAGGATGAGGGGACGGTGTTTAGTAATTGCAAACAAGCCCAAGTAAACACTGTAGCAGGAGCAACACATTATCAATTTAGCGATGGAACTACGGGCGAAAGATTTGACGTGTTTGGCAGAGCAAATGGTGGCACCGGAGTAAAAGTATTTGATGGTGGTACAGAGGTAACAGACCTTTTCCCTACATTTACAGGTATTGCTGCAAACACTGCAATAAAAATTGCTTTAGCACTAAAAGAAAATGATTTGGCCGCTAAAGGTTTTGATGATAGAAGTGTGCAGACAGATAACTCTGTAACTCTTCCAACAGTGGACCGTTTAACTATTGGCTCTGGTTTTAGTCGTAGTATAAACGGCACCATTTCCCGCCTCACCTACTACCCCTACCGCCTAACCGATACCACATTGCAGGAGATTACATCATGACTTGGATTATTACTAGCGATCAGGTCAACCCACCTGGGGATGCTGCAATCACTTATGACATCACAAATGCTGGTGGTGTTTTTAATTTAAGGTCTACTGGTACTGTTGATTACGAGATTGAATGGGGCGACGGTGCTGTTGAAAATAGCACGCTAAACACGTTGCCACATACTTATACGGCTGGTGATTATACGCTTGGTGTTTATAGTGATGGTGTTTATAGGCCGTTCTTCAACAATGTAACCGCTGATGCAAGTCAGATCACGTCTGTCACTATTGGTCCAGGTGCTAACTTAGGGACAGACCTAACAAGCGCTTGGAACGGTGCGTCTAACATGACTTCATTTGTGTGTGCGTTTGATGTGACAAGTGGGGTTAATAAATTGAGCGTCGCTTGGCTTAATTGTTCAGGGCTAGTTGCATTCCCGTTACTGGACTTTTCCGATGTTACAGAAGCCAGGTACCCTTTTTCTGGTTGCTCAGGCATAACGTCCATGCCAAATTTAGATTTTACTTCGCTGGCGAATGGTCAAGGTTTAATGTTAAATTGTAGTGCCTTAACATCCGTCCCTAATTTTACATTCTCTAGTTCTTTGAGTAGACTCGACACAGGATTTGCGAACTGCACAAGTCTTGCGAATGTTCCTGCAAATCTTTTTGACAACTGCTCTTCTGTCGCACCTATTGCCTTTAGTGGTGCTTGGTTCAACTGTGCCCTCACTGCACAATCAATTGAGAACATCCTTGTCTCACTAGACACAAGCGGTGCTTCTAACATCACTCTTAGCATTGACGGCGGTACTAACGCAGCCAAGACCACTTGGTCCGCTGCTGCCGTCACTGCCTACGACAACCTAATCGTAAAAGGTTGGACCATTGCCTTTAACGCTTAATTAACTATGGCGCCATTCACTGAAGATTTAAGTATATTTTTAAGCACATCAGATTTTGCGGTGCCAGTTGTTGCTGGTGCAATTTCAGGACTAGGCATTCTAGATATGCCTTCAGAAATTATTGCTGATGGAGTTGTGCTTACGACTGACTACAAGCTTACCTGTGAGTCTTCAAAATTCAAGAACCTGCTTCACAGCGATGCGATAACGGTGGACGGCGTAAACTACACCGTAAGAAGCGCAGCCTTAATTGATGATGGCGCGTTTTGTGAAGTCATGTTGATGAAAAACTAATGACTACTAGACGCGAGCAAATCTTGGCCCAGATCGCCACAACACTGGCCAGCACCGCTGGCGTTAGCGGGAGGGTGTATCGGTCGAGGGTTACAGCGGCTGCAAGGGCTGAGACTCCGATGATCGTGATTGAGCCAGTGAATGATGTTGCGCAGCAGCAGACTTCCTTGCCAAAGCTTGACTGGACAATGCGGGTGAGAGTCGTTGTGATTACTAGGTCAACAACTCCCTATACAGATGCAGATTCGGTAATCGAATCGATGCACTCCAAACTTATGGCTGATTTGACTGTTGGAGGATATGCAATTGATGTGCAGCCTGTTTTGACAAGCTTTGAGTTTCTTGATGCAGACCAACCTGCTGGCGTGTTTTCTAATGAGTACGACGTTAAATACAGAACATCAGTAGCAGACCTTACTTCCTACTAAGGTTTAAGCAGTTGCAAGGATTACGATGAAAGACGAGTACAGCGGTCAAGGTGGGTCGTATCTTTTCGATCCAGAAACCGGAAAACGCACTCTGATCAAGCGAACACTTCCCGCCGACACCCCACAAGAAAATGGCACCACTTCTTCTACGCAAACGACTGATTCTGATCGAAACAGAGTCGAGCTACGGAGTCGATCCGACTCCAACAGGAACCGACGCGGTTTTGGTGAGGGATCTGAACATCACCCCGCAGCAAAGTGAAGTTGTTGGACGTGATTTAATCCGTCCTTACTTAGGCGCTTCTGAACAGTTGCTGGCTAACACTCGCGTTGAATGTACTTTCAGCGTTGAGTTAGCGGGGTCTGGCACTGCTGGCACCGCGCCTCAGTACGGTAAGGCTCTTCAGGCTTGTGGCCTTAGCGAAACTGTTGCTGCTGGCGTTAGTGTCACTTACGCACCAGTAAGTGCAGCTTTTAGTTCAGTCACCATTCACTACAACATTGATGGTGTTCGCCACAAAGTGACTGGCGCTAGAGGAACCTTCACCTTGAACGGAAGCGTAGGTGAAATCCCCACGATTGACTTTACGTTTACTGGGATCTATAACGCTCCTGATGACTCAG